GCAAGTTCTTGCGCCGCAGGAAGTGCAGGGTCTAAAGATAATAAAGTTGAAAATCCGTCGAACTCACCCGCGTTTGATGCAACACCTCTCCAAATGTTAACTTCATTTTCCGAAGCAACTTTTTCAGCGTATTGTGCTAATAAGAAATCCGTAAAAGATTTTGGCATTACGTCAAAAGCTGAATAACCCATTTCGATAGCGTCCCAATCATTTCTGAAAGTTGATTTACATAATTGGCGATTAACTTGTAATTCTTTCGGCTGTAAAATTCTTTCAGTCAAAGTTACCGTTCCCGTTGGGTCAAAGTCGCATGAAGCATTACCCAACAATTTATCGGTAGTAAGTCTTTTCATTACTTCTTTGAATTTTACATTTGGCTTAATTGTAATTAAGTTATTAGCCAAAGTTGGTGCAGGCAATAAAGCGGCTGCAATGTACTTACCTGCGAACTCGCCAGCGTAAGTAGTTGTTATTGATGTACTTGTACTCATTTTTTATAGTTTTTTAATTATTTATACTGCTGTTGCTGTTATCGCTCCCGTTGTTGTTGCGTTCCCTGAAACATACCAATTTGTTCCGTCACAAACTAGGTCGATAAAATCCCCAACTGATTCTGCTGATGCTACGAAAGAAATTGTGTTTTCGTTAACTGCAGGAACGTTACTTGAATTTACGTCGATACCGCCTTCGATAACATTTGTCGCCGCTTTTACAGTCCAGTTAGTTGTTGCGAAAGCTAAACCAACTACAAACTTAAATCTCAATCCTGCAGATGTTGCCACCGCTGGCAAAGTGATTTGAGCTCCTGCCGCTGCTTTTAAAATTAATACTTTGCCACTATCTTCAGCGGTCAATGTTGTTGCGCCTGTTACGGCTTCCACGTTTGCTAATTGTCTAATGACATCGTTAGAAACATTTAAATACGTTGTACTCATTTTGTTATTTGTTTATAAATTTTAATACTAAATCCATTGTGCTTTTCGGTGCTTTTGACGGCTCCATTTGTTTTGATTCGGGGTTGTGAACAATTGGTTTTGGTTCTTGCATTTGTGCAAGTTCTGTTTTCAATCTTTCATTTTCCTCTTTTAAAGATTCCATTTCCGAAAAGAAAGTTTCTTTAACCATTGATTCAACTGTTTTTTTAACCGTTGCTTTATCAATCATTTTTTCGTCTTTCATTTTATCGTCTTTTTTCATTTCCTCTTCTGCTGGCTCTTCTGCAGGTGCTTCTTGTTCTTTAATTTCAGCAATTACACCTTCTTGAGTTACGATTAAAAGCATTCCGTTTTCGACTACGTATTCACCAATTGGCATCGGTATTTTTTGTTCGTCTTCGGTAATTATAAACACTTCGTTGTTTGCTTCAAAGCTATCCGCTTCAATAACCGTTACACCGTCGTTTAATTTCATTTGCTCTAATTTCACTTCAATGTTTAAAGCGACACAAATTTTGTTTACTATTTCTTTGTAATTCATAACTGTTTTTTTTATATAAACTATTTTCTTTTTATTCTGTTGCACTTTAGCGAATAATTACCACTGTGTTTGTAGTTGGTCTTATGACTGTTTGTGACCCTCCGTTAACAGTTGAACCGATTCCCTGCTGTGAAAGTTCCCCCTCGCAACACTCTTTTCGATACTTGTTATCCTTGCATAAGCAACCACGTTTACCGCCTTTTGGTGATGTTGTTTTTGTTGGCATTAGATTCCTTTTATGTTTGAGTCAATAGCGTTTGCAAGTTTAAAATAAGCGGCTGCTTTTCCTTTTATAGATTTTGCAAAAGCTGGCAAATTCGTGATTGATGCAGGTGCTGTTAAACCCAACGCTTTCGCTTCGTTAATAGTTTTTGTTGCTTCAGTAATAAATCTATCTGCTTCAACATTAATTATCTTTCCCGTACTGTTTAAACCTGTTTGCGCTTGTCTAATTGCAGTTATATACTTCGAACCGTCTTGCGATTTTTTAAGAAATTCAGCGTACATTTTTTCGATTTCCTGAACCGATTTAAACATTGCTAATTCTACTTTTTGCGATTCCAATTTTACCGCTTCTTGTTCACTCATTTTGTTGATAATTTCTAAACTTTTCATATATACTTTGTTAAAATTTGTACTACTTTTTCACGTGCTGACATTTCGTATTTTTCCGCAAAATACCCCTCAATGCTGAATCCTTTAAATTCGCCTTTCTTTACTTTTTCCCACGTTTCATCGTTATCAACTTTCATCGCGATCATCCACGTTCCTACGGGCAGGCTCATTTCGTAAAATGCGCTTTTATCTTTTTTGCTATCTTCAATAATCCACGATTCAACAATCGTCATTCCGTCAACTTTTACAGCGTGGTTTTCCGTTGTATTCTGATGTTGCCCTCGCATGAATACCAATTCACTTGCACGCTTTACCGTTTCCTTAGAAAAGAAAATTTCAAACTCTTTGTCTTTATCCTTTCTAAATATTCGTTTGTTTGGAATTAACGCGGCTCCTAAAACAATTCGTTGTTCATCAATTGCTTTGAGTTCGATTTCGTGTTCCGAAAGAGCAATAAAATTTTCTTCTATTGCAGGTTTTTCAACTAAAGAAACGGCAAAAACACCATCTTTAGTTTCGTCTTTAATTACCAATTCGAAAACGTCCATAACTAATAAACTATATTTGCGCAGTTTGTTGCACTTTCATATCGAATTGTTGCGCGCTTGTAACGTCATTACTTACTACATAAGCTTTAACGGGTTGTTGTTGTAAAGTTGCTAATTGATTTATTCCCGTATCTCCAACAACGTTTAAATTCGGTGCAACAACGCCACCGTCACCACCGCCACCACCACTTGAGCTACCACCACCACCGCCACCACCGTTAAACTGAGTAGCTTTTATTTTAGCAACCGCCATTAAACCCTGAGCAACCGATAAACCTGCGGCTACTGCTCCACGAACGGGCGACGTTGGGTCTGGAACAGGTAAAAACTGCGAAGCATATGCTTGTCTTGCACTCATGTAAGTTGCTATTAAAGTAGTCGCTATATTTGCTTTTTTAGCGTTTTCAAAAGATTTTCTAGCCCTTGCTTCATTTGCTTGAATCATTGATTTTTTTTCTTTTTCAGTCAACTTGTCATTGTCCATTATTGCTTTATTCATGCTTGCGATTTTATCTTGTTGCATTTGTGCCATATCGCTAATTATTCCTAAAACCTCAACTGTTGCATCCGTGAAAAATTTTAAGTTTCTTTCGAATAATTCTTTTGCGTCTGCAATTGATTTTTCTTTTAATTCCTTTGATTTTTCCTCCGCTATTTTTTCATTTTCATAAGCTTTTTCCTGAGCCGTTAAATTTATATCGTTAATATTATTTAAGTGTTCAATTTCTAATTCTTCGGTATCCTGCCCAAATTTAACAGCATTATCAAATTTTATTTTATAAGCTTCATTTTCTTTTTGAATTGCAATTTCTTGTTCGCTTAATAGCCTTTCTTGATTTGCTTTTTTAGCGTCTTCAATTGCTTTTATAGATTCTAATTCAAGTTTATTTAATTCAGCTAACCTTTGTTGTTCTGCAATATATTTAGGGTCTTTTGTTAAATCAATACTATCTGTTTTTTCAATTTTATCAATTTCTTTTTTTGTTTCTTTTGCGTTGTTAATCCTAGCAACTTTTATTTCGTTTTCAGTGTTTAAAATACCTTGTTTCATTTCGGCGATAGCCGTCAACGTCTCCTCAATCATTTCATCGTTAACGCCAAGCATATTTGTTGCTCTTAAAATTTGCAAGTTCAAACGAGCTTCTTTTATTAATTCACGTTGGTTCGTTAACGACCTTTTAAGCTGTAATTGTTCAAGTGCGACTGTTGATTTCCCCTGCGCTTCTAATAACTTAATTTGTCGGTCAATACTTCCAGTTTCTTCATCGTATGCTTTTTTTCTAGCTTTACGTTGCTGTTCTTGTTTAGCAAGTGATTTATCAACACGTTTCATATTAGCTTCGTGCCTTGCTTGCATATTACGCTCGTTCTTTGTGTCGATAATATCAAAGTATTCAAGTGCTTTTATAGCGCCGTAAACAACGCCAATAAACGGGAAAAATATTCCTATTAAAACTTTTATTCCCGTTCCTAAATTATCGAAGTAATCGTAAGCTTTGATTACATAACCGCTTAACGTTGTAACAACCTTAGTTACTTTATCAAAGTTTGCAATTAATAAACCTACTAAAACAATTATTGCACCGATTCCCGTAGCTATTAACGCAAACCGAAACAACTTCATTGCTGTTGTTGCTCCACCAGTTACCGTTGTAAGTCCAACCGTTGACGCACTTAAGCCAGTTTTTGCAACTGAATCAGCTTCCGTTATTGCTACATTTGCAAGGGTTTCTTTATTGGAAATTCCCATCACAAAATTATAAGCGCTTGTAAAAATAGTTGTTGATTTTACAACCGCTCCCAACTGTTTAAACGCCCTTCCTGCATCTTCTAAACCCTCCAATCCTTGCGCCAAAGCCATTGCACTTTGAACGCGTAACATTGCTTGTTGAACTTCTTCGCTTTCAACACCAACTAATCCCATTGCGCCCTGAACGGCACTAAAACCATTCGCAACCGCACTAACTGATTTTCCTAATGCAATAAATGCACCTTCGCCTTTTTGCGCTTGAATAGCATCGTTAACGTCTTCGATTTGGTCTTTTAATTCCGCCGCTTTTTTTGAAGCATTTTGTACTTCAACCGAAGTCGCTCCGAACGCATCCGCAAGTTTTTGAACCTCTAAAACTGCCTCCTTATATTGTGCCTTTAAAGACTTACTATTGTCTTTAATTTCTATTTCAATAACCTTTTTTTCTGCCATGATATTTTTGATTTTCTTGCTGTACTATTCTTTTTAAATCGCTTGTTAATTCGTTTACGCCTTTTGCAA